CCCTTTTGCCCCATCCGCTATTCCTACTCTCGCAAGGGACTGTAGATCTTGTTTAAAATCTTCCGTGTTTTTAGAGGCTATTTTTACCTCGTCACTTACATTTCTATAAAACTCCAACTGTTCTGCCGCTGACTCTTTAGCGGCGTCAGCGATACCTGTAAAGCTTAGTCCTAGGGCTCTTAAGGGGCCCGACAGTAAAACGCCTAAAGAAGCTACTGCAATTGCTGGGGTCTCTTGGAGAACTTTTGCTAAGGGGCCTGCTATCTCATCGACAACTTCTTTTACTTTCATGATTATATCATCAAAAGCTTTTTGAAGTTGAGCATATTGATTAGGAGTTCGTCCTATTATATCCAGTATTTTCCCGTACTTACCTTCTGCCTGTGCTAGTATTTCGGTAGTTACGGCTTGGCCTTTTTGAAATGTAGTTAGCGAATTTTGATTAATATTTAAAGCTTCCGCATACTTTCTCGACGCATCATCTAGTCGAAGAATAATACCGAGTTCATCAAGTAATTCTGGTTCTGCTTTTGTAGCACCTCTGACTAAACGATTAAAAGAATCAGTAACATCTCGACCTAATATTTGTGAAGCATCTGCTGCTGCTTTACCTAAACGTGTAAGTTGATCTGCATTTAGGCCTGCAGCACTACCAATCGCTGCTGCTTGCGCGGCGTCTTTAAAAGCAATTTGAGAGTCTGTTGCTCGTATAATATCTTCAGTAAGTGTATTAATTGCTACACCTGTTGCAGACGCATAGGCAACTTGACCTGCACGAAGGGACTTTAATTCACCCGCAGATTTTAGAAAGTTAAATGCAGCCGATACTGCAAACAATGAAGCGGCTAAAGAAGCATACGCACCAACTAATCCTCCCATTCCTTGGGACATTTTAGAAAAGTTTTTAGTAGCATTTGAAGAGGCTTGTGCAGTCCCTTTTATATTTCTATCTGCTTGACGAGCGGACTTAGCTACATCCCCCATACCCTCGTCAATCCCTCCGAGCTGCTTTCTCAGATTTTTAGCATCAACGGTGGCTTTTTGCATCTTACCATTGACTTCAATATCAATTTGTATCTTTCTAGCCATTAGCCCTGTATATTATGGGTGTACTGTTTTCCACCTCTGTTTTGTTGACGTTCGCGTTTTTTACGCTCTCTTTCTGCTTTATCTGCTCGGTGCTCCACTATGCATCTTTCATAAGACTTCATAAAGTAAAGAATTGTAGTTCTATCTTCGATCTGATAAGTATCAAAATAGAAATCTATGCCATCCCAGATTTTACCCATATACATACCACTCATACCTTCCCATCTGTCTGGCAGTAAGGAAACCATAAAAAATGCCACTTGAACCTCCAGAGGAAACTCCGAGATTTCGAGCGGCATTTTGGCAGGGTCGGGCTCGTGCCCTAATTGTTCACATACAAGCAGGTACTTTTCTACATCAAAATTTGTATCACTCTCTTGTACATAGCGTTTAAGTAGAACCTCTATTCGTTCTACTTGCTCCCAGTAAAATTTTCAAGGTCACCTACTGCTTCTGTAACCCAACTGTCAAAGACATTTGAATTTCTCATAAGAAGCTCGGCATTTTCTTGGGTGTAAGGAAGTTCATCATCTGGATCAAGGGTTGAAACATCTACCAAAAGAAGCTCTTCTAGGTAACGAAATTTAATCCCGGACCATCCTTTAACTACTGCCTTACAGTATTCGACGATAAATTTATCCTCATCTAAATCTTCTTCAGGTTGTCGAGTTTTGCGGTTAAACTTTGTGGATATACATCGCTTTCGAAGTTTTAAAAGTTCATCTCTTCCTAGATAACATAACTCAATGGCCATGCCTGAATATCCAGGAAAATCTACACTAACGGTTTTGCTTGGCGTCAAAAGATTTGACAAAGAAACAGGGGTATCGCTCATTTTGTATCCTTTTTTAAAAGTGAAATTTATATTTTGTAATTATAGGCGAAGGGAGCTGAAAAGTCAAGAACTTTTTTTCACACCATAAAGAAAAACCCACCGAAGTGGGTTTTTGAAGAAAAGAAGTTAAGTTTAGGGAGCGATACCTTTATAAGTAATTTTAACTTCATCTGCATTCGTAATAGTAGAAGGCAGAGCATGGAAGTTAGTCTCCAAGGAAATAACATCTTCAATTTGGTGAGTAGGAATATCAATATGAGCACTTGGAAATTCAAACGCGATACCTACATCCGTGGCAGCGGCGATGCCTCCAACCGTGAACTTGAGATTAAACTTATTACGAGTTGTGCCTGTAGCATTTGAAAGATCCTTAAAGAATCTTGCACTACGATTATCTGTTCCCGTATTATCATCATTCAAGTAGCAAGTAAAAGAACCTGTAATATTTCTAGTACCTGTTACATGACCAATTGGAGTATTTACTCGGCAAAGCTCTTCTGGTGTCAAGAATGTAATATTATTCTCAAGGTTAATACTGCCGCCGGTAAGAATAAGACTATAAGATGCTAAGAATTCTGCTGAAGAGTCTCCGTCTTGATCTAAGTCTCCCGCCTCAGCGAAAGTCTGATCAACATCAGCATCTGGCTGTACAGTCAGAGACGCAATACGATTACGCAAGAAATTATTTGTAGCATTTACGCCACCTCTGCCAAGAGTGGTTGCAGAGTTAGTGTTAAAGTCAATAGCGCTGCTTGCATCGACTTGCTCTACAGTCGCTCCAAAACCAGACCAATTAATAGTAGTAATACCATCAATATCAAAGTCAATACCGGCAGTGTTTACAACGCAGCCTGCAACCTTGTAAATTGTTTGACCATTTGCTTCGCTGTATGCTGACTCATCTGCACCAGGAGCGCATCCTCCAAGTACAAAGTAAAGATCAAAAGTACCAAGCTCCGTACGATCTGAATCATTTGCATCAAGTACAAGAGTGCTTGCTGCAGTTGTTCCTCGAGCATTTACAACTACATTTGTATTCGAGTCTTGATCCCACTCTTTATTTGTAGCGTCCCAAGTTTTTGCACCGAGAAAGAATGCCCAAAGAACCTCTTCCACGGCAGTTTGAGCACTGGACTCAAATACTGGGCGAGCATAAGTAGAAAAAGACCACTCTGCGGGCTCCAAAGCATTTGTGAACATTGAACGTCCACGATTTGAGTTTCCGGAAGTATCTTGCATTTCATTCAAGGTTACCTCCGTTGTAGCCGTGGACTGCGAGAAAGAATACCCGTCCAGTACCGGAATCTTCCAATAGACCGCAGTTGATCCCGCAGGTGCAATATACACATGGGTATCACGGCTTAGTTGAATAGTTGCTGCCATAGCATTTCTCCTAAAGATTGAAAGGACAAGGACGTGAACTTTTGTTCGTGCCTGTCGTTTCTAGTAATGAACCTGGACGAGTACTTCGGCCACTCCGAACGGTTCAAGAACTCCTTCATCAGTATTAATACTGATAATAATTATATCATGAGTTGATTGTGTTCTGCCTTGCCTATCAACATATGTTAGTTTTCCGTTCTTTTCGATGACAGTCTCGACGTCTTCTAATAATTCGTCGAGGGCCAAAGATGCGTCGGTTTCCTTTACATAGCATCTGAGCGTAATATTTAAGAAGCGATCCTTGTACCCACCGCCTTGGTATTGCCGAGTCTCTGATCCTGAGTTTAGATGGATCGCTGGAAATTGATCTACCTCGTCCCAAAACTTTAAACGAGGATGAACATTGTTATAAACATCTGTTAAAAAATCACCTGTTTCATTTATCTCTTTTAACTTTTCAACTAAAGCTTCTACGATCGAGGATCTACGAGTAGTATATAATCTATGATCAATGGACATTACTCTCTCCTAGTGTAGAATCTTCCTATTGCAAACTGGGCTGCTATTTCTCGTATAGATTGATCTATAAGAATTCGCGGGTCATATTGGGGATCGAATGGATCTCCTTTTTCAAACACTTGATAAGGGTCTTTTTGATATGTATATCCTATACTTGGAAACCCTTGAGCTGTAGGTACCATATCTGTGAGTCTTACTGAGTCTGCAAATCGTCCTGTTTGATTTGTAAGTCTTGGAGGCCCCATATTCTTTTCCAAAGTTCTTGGAAGCTGTTTATTTATTAATCCAATTAAGTGTAAAGGTAAAGACGCAGCAGATTGTTGATTGCCTTCTACCG